GGTGGGGGCGGTGTCTGGCGCGCACTGGCCGACAGCGGCACGAGCCTGGGCGGCGGCACGGTGCTGGGTGAGGTATCCGGCAAGGTCGCGCTGCAGCCGGTTGCGAGTATCAATGGCGCGATCACGGCCAGCATCAGCCGCCGCGATGGCTGCCAGTGCATCGGTGTCGCTCTTGGCGATTTCTTCACGGTGGGTTCCTTCCAGATTGCGATAGCGTTCTGAGGTTTTGAGCGCCGCCCGCGCTGCGGTGGTCCGCTCGGTCTGCAGGGCGGTTTCCGCGTGGGCGGCTTCCAGCTGGGCCTCTGCCAAGCGGATGGTTTGCATCAGCAGTGCGAAGCCCAGGCCTAGGCTCAGGGCGATGGCGCTGTACTTCCAGGCGTTGGCGCGAACAGTGGCGAGGATCATTGCATCGCAATGCAGTCCGCATGCCTCTTTTGTTGACGGGTCCACACGCCTTTGCAGCCCTTCGGTCCCCAGTTCGCGGGCAGGCGGCAGTCCCGCCCGGCTTGAAAGCGCCACTGCAGCAGTGCGTGACACGCGCCCGCGTAGTCGCCTTGCAGCAGCCATGTGCGCGGCGACTGCGGCTTGCGCCAGTTTCCGCTGCCGAACTGCCCCACCCAGTCTTGATACAGGTCGAACTCGCCGGGGTACAACATCACGCCCGGCAGACTGGCCTTGAACCGCAGTTCATCGGCGCTGTGCAGGTTGCGCGCCAGCTGCTCGGCCCGCTGGCGCGTAATGGGAGTGTCGGAAAGGCGCACGCGCGTGCCGTCTTCATAGCGCGTGGAACCGTGGCCGATGGTGGGCACGTCGCCGGCGGTGGGCACGTAGGGATGGTGCACCACTGCGCCATCAGCGCGCACGCTGGTAGGGCCGTCGCCTTCACTGGCCTTCCATGTGGCGAAGCCAGCGGCGGAGAGGGTGAGCGCGGTCACAGCCACGCGCAACAGGTTCTGGCGCATGTCCATCACTCGCCCTTCACTTCCTGGCCGTTGGCGGCCCGATACCAGCGCCACACCAGCCAGCCGATCTGCAGCAGCAGGTAGACGATGGTGAGTGCGGCCACTGTGTGGTTGATGGTCCAGCCGTTGGCGGCTTGGTGCGCAACCACGGCCAGTGGTGGGGTGGCTTTGGCGCCCTCTGTCACCACGTCTTTGATGATTTCTTTCGACATTTCTTAGTCCCACAGGTAAACCATGGCCCGCGCGGGCTCTGGTGCTTTGACCAGGCGCACGGCCTGGCCTTCTGGTAGATCGGCGGCCAATCTGGCCAAGCCAGGGTTAGCGGCCAGGGTGGCTTCGACGTGGCCCGCAGTGCTGCCTAGCTGGCGCCATGCAAGCCCGTCCAGGGTTTCGTGCTGGTGGGCGCGTACCGTCACGCTCTGCAAGGTGGTGGCGCTCACAGCAGTTCCGCAATCACGCGTGACTTGCCTTGCATGTCGGCGATGGCCCAGCGCAGTTGCTGGTGGAAAGAATCCACCCGGGTTTCCAGGCCGCCCATCACGCGGGCTTCCTTGCCCGCGCCCTGGGGTAGCGTGTCCATGTCCCGGTAGGCTTCTGCGAGCGATGCGCCCACATGCGCATAGATAGCCTTGCGGTACTGGTGCACCTTGGCGCTTTCGCCTGCAAGGCTGGGCGCTGGCACGTTGGCCAGCGTGGCGTGGCCGGCCTGCTCCTGTGTGGCTCGCCACTGCTGCAATTCGCCGTTCACGGCCAGCATCGCGTCCACCACCGCGAGCTTGAGGCGGGCAACAGTTACGGTGCCGTCCAGGCGAATGTCTGTGCGCAGGGCTTCGCAATCGACCGCCGGGAAAAAGCCGTCATTGGCCACCGCAGGCTCTGTGCCGTGCGCTGGTGGATTGGCTGTAGCAAGGAACGACATGGGGCCTTTTGCGCGGTGGTTGGTGTCAGGTGTGGCGGTGGCCCAGGGCGTCTGAGTGGTGCACGGGTGTGCGCTCTCTGCCCTGGGGCCGCCACGGGTGCGGGGTACGCTCGGGTTACAGCGGCTGGGTTACTTCGCCTGGCCTACTTGGTTTTTGGGGCCAGGCGGCGGTCCAGCCGCTCAATGTCTTTTTTCACGCCGGCTCGGGTGTCCAGCTCCATGGCGCGCTGCAGCAGCGGCAGCGCTTCTTTGCACGCCTTGAGGGTGCGGGTGGCCATGTCCACATCGTGGCTGCCGGTCTTGCCCAGCACGGCCCAGCCTGCGGCCTTGTACAGCTTGCTTTTGGCTTGGTCGGGTGTGTCGGCCTGATCGGTCAGTGCCATGGCCTTGGCCGCCACCTGCAGCGCATCGGCGCCACTCAGCTTTCCGGCCAGGATGGCTTCGGCCACTTCGTCCTGCACGATGGTGGGAAGGTTGCGGTTGTACTGGTCTGGCGGCTTGATTCCGCTGGCCAGCGCGTACTCCGCAATCTCCAGCGCGCGGGAGTAGTTGCCGGCGTCGATGTGCCACACCATCACAGTGGCCAGCACATCGTCCTGCGTCCCTGGGCGGGCCTGCAGCACGCCGTCCACGTACGCGTCGTACTCGGGCAGCATCGCGCCCTTTGCCTCAATCTTCTTTTCCACGCTGTGCATGTCCTTCAGGCGCAGGCGGTGCTGGTGCAGTTGCGCCAGCTGCAGTTCGTAGGCAGTGCCAACGGTCTGGCCGTGGGCGTTGTCGGCATCCTGCTGCGCGGCCTGCTGTGATGCAAGGCTGTGCATGCGGTGCCGCTGGGCTGGTGTCTGTCGCATAGCTGGTGTTCCCCGTGCTTCTTGTCGGTGCTGTGGCTGTCGGCTTGCAAATAGCGGCTCCCTTTTTTAGGAGCGGCTATTTGCTGCCGGCTGCTGCGCGTCAGTCCTGCAGCTCGATGTTTTCAATCAGGCAGGCTTTGCCCAGGTCTTCCACCACGAACGCGTCGTTACTGCTCTCGAAAGTCTCGATGCGGTCGCGCTTGGGGTTGTCGATCACCGCACGGCGGCGGCTGCCGTCTTGGTAGTAGATGGACAGGTTTTTCAGGCTGGTGATGAGGATGGCATTGGCCTTCATGTAGGGCACGGTGATGCCCGGCAGGCCACCCAGCCGGCGCTGGCTGCGCACGATGTCCGCGGCCAGCATCTCGGTGGGAGCGGTCTGGCCGTCCACCAGCGGGAACAGCTTGTCTTGCATGATGTCTCGGCCCACGATGGCAACCAGGTCGCCCGCCTCGGCGTGCCAACCGTCCAGCAGCGAATGCGTGGCGTCGAACACCAGGCCGTCCAGCGTCTTGTAGTCCTTGGTGCCGTCTGCATTCACGATCACTTTGCCTGCGGTGGCGCCTTGCGTCATGACACGGGCGGCTGCGTTGTCGCGCAGGTACTGCAGCCAGCCCTTGTTCACGTCCTGCAGCAGCGGGTTCGTGACGCGGTTGGTGTTGTTGGCCACGCTGGTGCCGTTGAATCCAATCATGATGCGATCCAGCGCGCACTGCTGCTGGATGGCGCGAGACAGGCGCAGCTGAAAGTCGGGGAACTTGGCCCACATGTCCAGCGTGGCATAGCGCACGTGCGTGTCGTAGTTGGTTTGCACGCACTGGTAGCCCTGGCCACCGAGCGAGGCGGCATCACGCGTAACGCGATCCCCCGCGGTGGTGTCTGTGCGGCTTGCCACTGGGCCATCGGTGCCGATACCGATCTTCTGGCCTTGCATTTCGTCCACGGGGTAGATGCCGATGGATTGCAAGAAAGCGCTGCTTTCCTGAATGCGGTTTTCCAGCTTTTGCTGCACGCTGGGTGTGACGCTGAACATTTGCGCGGCCGACTCCACACCGTTGAGCGTGGCGAGCTGTGCGAGGTACGCGGAAAACTGCTTGCGGGTTGGGTTCTTCATGGTCTGTCCCTTGAGTTCGTTTCTGGTTTGCGGTGTTGTGCGTGATGCGTTGTGGTGCTGGCTCAGCAGTCGGCCAGCACGGCGCCTTCGGTGCCGGTGGCTTCAGGGCGGCCGGTGTTGTTGCCGTCTTGCGCGCTGAGCTTCACCGTCAGTTCGTTGAACTTCTTTTGGAGCGCAGAGAAGTCGCCCGCCAGCTGTTCCCGGGCGGCTTTCTCGGTGGCCAGTTCTTTGGCCTGGTGTTGAATGGCGGCATCAGCCGCGCCCAGCACTTCCAGCGTTTTGGCAGCGAAAGCTTCGGTGGTTTCTGGTGTGTGCTTGGGCGCGGTGATGCCGCGCAAACTTTCCAGCATGCTGCTGAATGCCTTGACCATCTGGCCTGCGATGCCAGCGCCGTCTCGGTCGGTTTCCGAACCGGTTTGCGCCTCCATATCGCTTTCCATGAACTCGCTTGTGAGCTTGTTGTCAGCGCCCTTCGCGGAGAACTTGAGCATTTCGGTTCCAAGGCTCCCCGGCTCATCGGTGACCGCCAAGCCCGTCACATAGGCTTCGCCCGACTCTGCGAAGTTAGGCACCAGCTCAATACTGGTGAACATCTTTTTGCCGTTCTTGTTCAGATTCACCAAGCCGGCAAGTGGCTTGAGCTGCGCAAACAAGGCCATCTTTCCGGCCAGCTTGCCGGTCTTGATTTCCTCTGCCTTCAATGCGATCACATCGCCTTGCGCAGAGAAAGGGCTGTCAGCAAGCGCGCTTCGCATGTGTTCAACCCACACCCGGGCGCCGTACACCTCGGGGTCGTAGTTGGCTGCGGCCTGTTTCAGCCATTCACGCTGAATGTTTCGCCCGTCGATGGTCGGGCCTTCGACGGCTACGCGGTAGTACTTGGACGGTGCTGGCATGGTGCGGCTTTCGTGCGGTGAGTTGATCTACCGCCTATGTTCCGCATGCAGTGCCCTGACCGCAATTTGCGCGCGCTGTGGCTGCGCGAATCACACTTTTCCGCCCGTGCTTTCCGCGCGCGCGCGGCAGACACTGGCAGCCATGACAAGCAAAGCCGCCACCAAACCAGCTGCCCCAGCGAAGAAAAAGCGCGCGGTCAGCGCCGTGCACAACACGGGCAGCGCCGCACAAAAGGCGATAACCACGCGGGCCAAAGCCATCTTCAAGGACGCTCAGCCTGCCGGCGATACCAGCCCGGTGGACGGCGGCGCGGGCGTGCGGCGTGAAGCGCGTGCGCTGTTCTGGATGGGCTGGAAGCTCTCGCACATTGCAGAGCACCTGGGCGTTCCGCGCGGAACGCTGCACGGTTGGTGCAAGGCAGAGAAGTGGCAGGACACACCGGCCGCGCAACGCGTGGAGTACGCGCTGGAGGCGCGGCTTTCAACGCTGATCGCCAAGGACGTGAAGACGGGCGGCGACTTTAAGGAAATTGACTTGCTGGGCCGCCAGTTGGAGCGCCTGGCCCGCATTGGCAAGTACGAACGCACCGGGCGCGAGGCTGATCTGAACCCGGCCATTGAGGCGCGAAATGCTGCGCCGAAGAAGGCACGCGGCAAAAACTTTCTCTCAGAGGAGCAGGTGGAGCAGCTGAAAAGCGCTTTCCTTGATTCGCTGTTCAAGTACCAGTTGGGCTGGTGGCAGAGCAGCCAGCAGCGCACGCGGGCCATTCTCAAGTCGCGCCAGATCGGCGCCACTTGGTACTTTGCGCGTGAAGCATTGATCGATGCGCTGGAGACAGGGCGCAATCAAATTTTTCTTTCAGCCAGCAAGGCCCAGGCCCACATCTTCAAACAGTACATCTGCGCGTTCGTGCATGAAGTGACGGGGGTGGAGTTGAAGGGCGACCCCATCGTGTTGGCCAACGGCGCCACGCTGTACTTTCTGGGCAGCAACGCGCGCACCGCCCAGGGCTACCACGGGAACTTCTACTTTGACGAGTTCTTTTGGACGCAGGATTTCGAACGTCTGAACAAGGTGGCCAGCGGTATGGCCATGCACAAGAAGTGGCGCAAGACCTACTTCAGCACGCCCAGCAGCATCCAGCACGCGGCCTATGCCTTCTGGTCGGCCCAGCGCCTCAAGAAGAAATCCAAGATTGACGTGGACTTGACCCACGCGCGCCTGGCTGGTGGCTTTACGGGCGAGGATCGCGTGTGGCGCAACATCGTCACGATCATGGATGCCCTGGCGGGCGGCTGTGACCTGTTCGACCTTGACGAACTGAAGCTGGAGTATTCCGATGCGGAGTTCGCAAACCTGCTGATGTGCGGGTTTGTCGATGATTCGTTCTCTGTGTTCCCTCTCTCCATGCTGCAGGTGTGCATGGTGGACAGCTGGGACCTGTGGGCCGACTTCAAGCCGTTCAGCCAGCGGCCCTACGGATGGTTGCCGGTATGGGTGGGCTATGACCCAAGCCATACCGGCGACAACGCCGGCCTGGTGGTGGTGGCGCAGCCCACCAAGCCAGGCGGCCCGCTGCGCGTTTTGCACACAGAGCAGTTCAAGGGTTTGGACTTTGAAGCCCAGGCCAAAGCCATCAAGACCATCACCGAACGCTACAACGTGGCCGGCATGACGGTGGACACAACGGGTATAGGCCAGGGCGTGTATCAACTGGTGCAGAAGTTCTATCCGGCCGTGCGCGGCCTCAACTACAGCATGGAAAGCAAGACGATGTTGGTGCTCAAAGCCCAGCAGGTCATCAACGCTGGCCGGCTGGAGTTCGATGCGGGCAACAAGGAACTGGCTGCCAGCTTCATGGCCATCAAACGCGAGATGACCGCCAGCGGTCGAAACGTGACCTACGCAGCCGGGCGCAGCGAACAAACGGGCCACTCTGATCTGGCCTGGGCAACGATGAACGCGATCAGCCATGAGCCCTTGGAAACCGGCACCGACCTGGCCACACCACAGGGCCAATCCTTCCTTGTAATTTCTGACTGACCATGAAAAAAAGAACCCACCGCGCGCCGGCCCAGGCGCAACACTCCACCCCACCAGTGGAATCCACTGCACTGCCTGCCACCGCTCCCGCTCAGTCTTTCACCTTCGACCTTGGCGAGCCTGAGCCGGTGATCGGTGGGCGTTCTGCGCTGCTGGAGTATGCAGAGTGTCTGCCTTGTGGTGATTGGTACGAACCGCCCGTGAGCCTGGCCGCACTGGCTCGGTTGCTTCGCGTGGGCGCGCACCATGAATCCGCGCTGCGTTTCAAGATCAACGTGTTATCCAGCACCTTCATCCCTTCGCAGGCCCTCAGCGCAGAGGCCTTCGGCGGGTTCGCGCTGGATTACATGGTGCTGGGCAATGCCTACTTGGAGCGACGTCGCAACCGGCTGGGCGATTTGCTGGAACTGCGCCACGCCCTTGGCAAGTACGCACGGCGCGGCCTTGAGCCGGGCCGCTTCTTCTTCGTCACAGACCTGCAGAGCCCGCACGAATTTCCGCGCCACGATGTGTTCCAACTGCGCGAGCAGGACATTCATCAGGAAATCTACGGCCTGCCGCCCTACCTGGGCGCTCTGCAGTCGGCCATGCTGAATGAATCGGCCACGCTGTTCCGCCGCCGCTACTACAACAACGGCAGCCACGCCGGCTTCATCCTCTACGTGACCGATGCCGCGCAGTCTCAGGGCGATGTGGACAAGATGCGCGAGCAGCTGACGAAGACGAAGGGCGGCGGCAACTTCAAAAACCTTTTCTACTACGCGCCCAACGGTAAGAAAGAAGGTATCCAGCTGATACCCATCAGCGAGGTGGCCGCCAAGGATGACTTTCTGAACATCAAGAATGCCAGCCGTGACGATGTGCTGGCCGCCCACCGCGTGCCGCCCCAGTTGATGGGCATGCTGCCCAACAATGTGGGCGGCTTCGGCGACGTGGAGAAAGCCGCGATGGTGTTTGCCCGCAATGAAATTGCACCGCTGCAGGCGCGCATGGCCCATGCGATCAACACCTGGGCTGGCCGCACGGTCTGCACGTTCAAGCCCTACGTCCTGAAAGACGCACCGGCGGCCGCCCCCGCCCTGGCCTAG